GAAGTAAACCAGGGATAATATCTCTTACCTGATCTATAAAGACTCTCAATTCTTTCAGCTTCATCCATAAACTCTGGATGTAACACACGCTTATCTTGCCATCCATCAACCTTTCCAAGGTTTTCAGAGAATAATTTCTTACTGCCTTTGAATGGAAAGCCAATAGAACTCTTAAAATTCATAGAATCTATAAATCTCTTCCCTGGCACCCCATTAACAGTTTCATCCCATGATAAAGGCCTTATCTCATTAGACCAATACTCTCTATCTTTATATAGAATACGTACCAATCCATTCATAAAGTCAATCTTAGATTTATTAAGCAGTCCAAACGGAACACCTGGTTTATCAACTATCCATTTACGCATACTTATTTCCCAAGGTTCATGAGGGGAATGACCATCAATTCCTTTAAATTTGGGTGATCCCCAAGTTTGTTCAATATTAAATAATTCCATGACTTTAAACTTAATAGGAGAATCCCTAACCTTTGATTTTGGAGTCCTATTACAATTAAATGATGATCCAAGGAATAAAACAGAATTCGTATCTTCCATCCTCAAATAACAAGATTTTCTTTTAATGGTTCTCTGAAGTGTATCAACGCCCATACACTGCATATCAAATTGGCCAGGATTGCTCATCGGTAAAACTGATGCAAACTTTTCCAATTTAGATTTGGTTTCCAATAAATCATTCTGAGTAGGTGTAACCCCAAAAGCGATAAATCCACCATCAGATCTACATTTAAGAGAACCACCAATATGCAGGCCAGATATACAAGCTCTCTTATCGTCTGTAATAACAGGAGATAAGCATGTTCCTTCCTTTGCTCCTTTCCAGATGTAAAAAATACCCGGAAATTGATAGCCTAAACCGCTAGTAGCAGATTTTGTGAAGAATAATTCCTTAACGTCATCCCACACAAGATCTCCTTCAAGATTTCTAGTAGCTATCCTCCCTAGTCTATCTTTATCAGTCTCTTTAAATTCTAAGGGGAAAAAATCTATAAGATTCTTAACATCTCTGGTTTTAGGCATCCACATCATAGAAAGATCGTAATCCTTAACTCTAACACATTGTTTTGGATCAACATAAACTTCAAAACTCCTATTTCCTTGGTTGCCCCTATTATGTCTGGTAAATTTAAAGATATTAACCACTTTTGGCACAAAGTGGTGTGGTATCAAAATACAACCACTACAAATAACAAAGCAATTTGACTTAGATTTTGTATTTGTATTTTCAACTAACCAAACATTATCAGCAATGGCATTTCTCACTTCATCAGGAGTTCTCAAATTTGAAGTAGGAAGAGGATCAAGATATGGTTCAGCGCAGTCTTTAAACCAGGCATCATCAAATCTATATTTCTTATCTCTCTCTTCTATTTCGTCTGGGCTAGGTTTGAGTCTACTCTGCGGTTGCATATACCAACGTTCACACGCTTCAGCATAAAAATCCACAATATCATCTTTACTATAATATAGAGTAGATAAAGTAATAGCTGCTGGCGCTAATTTAGACCAATCATTAAATAGAACTTCCTTTTCCTTCTTATAAAGGAGCGATAATGCTCTTGGCGCATCATATAAAGATGTCTTCTGTGTCGAAAAAACAATGGGACTAAATGAGAACAGTGCACAAGTTAATACCTGACTAGTTCCTCTAACACATTTAGGTCCAAATAATGAACCTCCCAGAGTAATGAAGGCAAAAGCAGAACAACAAATAGTCTCTTTAGATAAGTTTTCACAAATCTTACGCACAGAAACTAAATGTGATCTTCCCTCAGCATATATCTGAGTTGTTATCAGAGGGAGATTAAATTTGGAGAAAAAGTATTGCCCAGCAAATGGAATTAGAAACTTAATTGGGCTGTACCACCTATTTGATCGGTGTAGTGAAAAGGCAA